GGGTGCCAGATCAAAAATATCATCCCAAAACATGCGGATGTCGACCAATGGTTATTAAAACTTTATCAGTATATGGAAAGCCATCATATTGGTCGGGAACAATTTATGGTCTTGAACCACTATCAGCTGGTTGCATTGTACTATCGAAACTATGCACAGACACGCTGTTTGGATTGTTGCAAACGAATGTTTACCATGAATCCGGATGGAACAATATCCGGATGTCCGGATACTGCTGGGCGTATATCAATTGGAAACATATATCAACCAATGGATGAAATCCAATCATCCATTGCAAATTATGTCAATTCGAAGGAAGTTGCTCTTCCACGA